TGCCTTGTACACGCATTTCGGTCAGGATATGGGGTCTAACCTTAAGCCCGAAGACATAGACCGTATGTACTACGAAGCAACACAAAAACAGAGCATCCCGGCCGTATTCCAGCAACCGCACGAGATGGCAGCGGGGGCCTACTATTGAAGACATGGCATCGAATAACAAGGAAGCAACCGGATAAAGGCGAGATAGTTTGGGTAAAGTATGAAGGGAACGAGTATTTAGGCTTTAGAACTGAAAACCTCCCCAAATATGCCGTACCACAAAACAGACATTGGAACTTTGTTGTAGTTGATAAAAACACAAAAGAGGGGTTTTTTTACTCAAATGCAATAGTAGAGTGGGCCAAAGTAAAAGAATTAAACGATGTCCGGTAGCTCAATCGGTAGAGCAAGCGGCTGTTAACCGCTAGGTTGGGGGTTCGAGACCCTCTCGGGCAGAGATTGAAGGAGAAACTTTTTGTCAATTACTATAAAATAAGGGTTATATAGCAATGGATTTTGTAAACGTAGAATGGGTAAGCGTAAATGATGAATTACCAAAGGACGATGAGGAAGTAATGGTCTGTGGTTGTAACAACTACGGCAAGAGGGGCATTGGCTTTACAAAGTTTAATAGAGGTAGGGGATGGGAGTTACACCGTTGTGACTTTATCGAAGTGTTTTATTGGGTGTATTACTCCGCTCAACTCCCAGAGTTTGAGTGTGAAAGTTATTGTTGCGAACCCCTCAATAAAATTATGCCCGAGGAAGACCAGCCGAAGAGCTGGTGGAAAAAGCTATTTGCATAAGGTGATAATATGACGATGAACAGACAAAACGTAGACGAGTGGTACTACTGTGATGGCCACGGGGATGACGAAAGACAAATCCTCAAAATTATGGATGACAAGTACGCCGAGGCGGTGACACTCAATCAATCGTTTTGGTCTGAGGCCGACATTGATACACGTTTCAAAGCAGGCGATCAAACGTTGTGGAATGACATTTACGGCAATCTACCAGCGTTCAGAAAAAAACAATTCTATTTCAATAGGATTAGACGCATCACAAACATGATTACGGGATATCAGCGTAAGCACCGAAAAAGTGTTGTAGCTATCCCCGTAGAAAACAACGATCAAGAAACATCCGATCAATACTCAAAGCTTCTTATGTGGGCCTTTAACCGGTCTAACGCTCAAGAGTGTATTAGCCGTGCTTTCGATGCCGGTACAGTCACCACGGGGATGAGTTTAATTAATATTTGGATGGACTATTCAAGAGACCCAGTCTCGGGCGATATATGCTGTGACCACGTCCCATATTCGGGGTTTCTCATAGACCCCTATTTTAAGAAGCAGGACTTAAGCGACTGTAATTTCATTTGGAGAAGACAGTGGCTAAGCAAAAAACAACTAATGGCTTTACTTCCGGGTCGGGAAAGCGACATCGAACAAATGACAGCACGAGGAAACCGTGATGGTAAGTTCCAGTTTCAGGCCGAAGCGTACAATTACGGCATGTATGAGTTACATAGCTATGATGAGTATTGGTATAGAGACCTAAGAGAACAAACAATACTACAAGATCTTAAGACGGGTGAGGTGGTTGAGTGGAAAGGCGAGGATGAGGAGCTAGATGAGTTTTTAGCTATGTATCCTCAGATTCACCGTAAAGAGACGATGGTTCCGACGACAAAGCTAGCTATTGTTGTTGAGGGTAAGGTCATGTACAACGGCCCTAACCCAATGGGAATCGACAAATACCCATTCGTCCCTTTTCTTGGATACTATGAACCGGAATTAGCGTATTTCCCTTGGAGAGTTCAAGGGGTGGTAAGAGGTCTTCGAGATGCACAGTTCCTTTACAATCGTAGAAAAGTCATTGAGCTTGACATTCTAGAATCACAGGTTAACAGCGGATTTAAGTATAAAGTTGACAGCCTTGTAAACCCAAAAGATATCTATCTTGAGGGACAAGGGAAAGGTATTGCTCTGAAGAAAGGGGCGGATATGTCAGACGTTGAAAAGATTCAACCGGCACAAATTCCACCTTCAATGATTCAATTATCTGAGCTTTTAGGTCGTGAAGTTCAAGAGATTAGCGGTGTCAACGAAGAGCTTCTCGGTATGGCAGACGATGACAAACCGGGTATTTTGTCTATGCTAAGGCAGGGAGCGGGACTCACTACACTGCAAATATTGTTTGACCAATTGGATAACAGCGTTAAACTAATGGGTAGGGTTTACATGGATCTAATCCAAGAAAATTTTAGCCCCGGGAAGGTTAAACGTGTTATCGGAGAAGAACCCACACAACAATTTTTCCAACGTTCATTTTCTAAATTCGACGTGGAGATTGAAGAGGGTCTTAATACTACAACTCAAAGACAATTACAATTCGCTCAGTTATTACAACTTAGAGAGGTCGGAGTGCCAATCCCGGCAGGTATCTTGTTGGAGTCATCTACATTGCAAAATAAAAACATGCTTGTGCAAGCTGTGCAACAAGCTGAGCAACAAGCTAACCAGCAGGCACAACAAAAAGCACAAACAGAGGTTGCCGTACTTCAAGCCCAAATTGAATCACTTGGAAGTAAATCTCTTGCGGATAAGGGCCTTGGTGTTGAGAGACTCTCCAGAGTTCAAGAAAATAGGGCCTTGGCAGTCGAAAGAATTGCCGAAGCCAAAAAAGACCGAGAGTCCGCTAACTTAGACATGGCAAGAACCATGAAAGAGCTAGAGGACTTAGATATTACACAGATAGAAAGATTGTTTGCGTTAGTTCAGCACTTGAAAGAGTTAAACTCGCAATCACAGTCTGAAACTGTTAATATGAAGGAACGAGAGATCGAGGAAGATTTCTCGCCCACACCATTAATAGGTGAGCAATCGCCGCCAGCGGCAGGGTTAGGCGCATTGTCCTTTTAATGAGGTGATTAGACGTTAAACGGTGCGGAGCCATCCGCAGTTTTCACCACAGGAGGAAACAATGGCAAAAAGATACCATGATAAGATGGAACAAAAGGGCGGAATGATCCGCTCAGAGAAAAATGAGTTTGCTAATATGCCACAGGAAGTTAAGCACAAGGCTTATCCTAAAGCAAATTACGGACTTGATTGTCACTACCGTGACAATGTTGAGGGGATCGACGCTTACGCTCGTGAGAATCATAAGATTGTAATGAAGCAAAAGAGATCAGCTTCGGAACCATCTTAAGGAGGTTCTCATGTACAAGAGCGAAAGAGACCACCGCAAGGCGGCTAAAGGCCCGAAAGAGAGGGATATGCCATTTGGCAAGATGCCTAACTTTCAACACGGGAAGCCCGCAAAAAATGATCCAGTAGGTAAGCAAGAGTATGCTTGTGATGCTTATGGTCAGGACAAACGGGTTAACTGGGCTGATAGAAGCTAAAAAAAAGGGCCGCTTTAGGGCGGCCCGCTTATTATCATGAAACCAACAACTAGGAGTGAAAGTTGACCAAGGAGAAAATGGAAAAAACCTCAGTCGGGGAAGAAGCTTATAAACGTCTTCTTAATCCCGATACTAAACAAGGGATCATTGATACGCAACGTGAAATTGATAAAGACTATTTCAAAGAGATTGAAGAGTGCGTCAAGAGATTTAAAGCCAAAAGTGGCATTGATGAGGATTTTTTCATCGTGGTCATCGTTAAGAAAGAGCGTCTCATGGAGAACGTCATTAGGCGTTATTTCGTGCCTCGTAGGTCTCTCCCGACTCCGGCTTACGATCAAACAGTCTGGCGATATAGGAAGGGTGGCGAGCTTGAGTTCATCTGGGTTGTTCCCGATCACAATACATGTCAGGAAATTTACAATCACCCCGAAAGAGTCCCACAAGAAGAGGCGTGGCTAAGACAGCTAGTTAATTCTTTTATGAGCGGACATTTGTATCATCAGGCATGCCACACTTTCGGCATACCGGTGGACGTGGACACGGAGAAACCGGCTCAGTTGGCTTTGAAGGAATAACAACGAGATTATCGCCGCATCCCCAACAAATACGGCATGGATTGAATATTTCATCCATAAAATAGCGTGAACAATTTGGGCAAGCATATCTATACATACCCATACGGTAAACTATTCTGGGTTAAGTGCAAACATTTTTTCGATTATGTATTGCCTCGTCTGGACTCGAACCAAAAATGCCTCATTCAAAGTGAGGTGTGTTACCATTACACCACAAGGCAGTAAAGCCACCGGAGCGAATCGAACGCTCATAATCTGGTTGGAAGCCAGAGAGTTTACCATTAACATACGGTGGCACAATCTCCCCTTTTATCGCCGCCCCGGCCTAGGCCACCTAGTCACTCCCGCAGTCCGAAGATACATCACGTTTGATCCTTAGCAACGAGCTAGCATCGTAAGCGAGGGGAGAACGGCCCTAGAAGGTATCGACCCTTCAATTCTGGACTGACAACCCAGCGTGTTACCTTTACACTATAGAGCCAAATGATGTCGAAGACAAACAAAAATCCCGACATCGTGTCGTTATTACGCTTGACCTTGCACAGAGTCGAACTGTGATTCACGGATTGAAAACCCGTTGTCCTAACCATTAGACGACAAGGCCATTGCATGCGATGGGAATCGAACCCACATTACTCTCATCCCCTTCGTCAGTGTTTGCAACCACCAAGTCAGTTTCAGACGCTTTACCAATAAGCTACACATGCAAAATACCACCGGGGTGAGAATCGAACTCACAGACAAGCGGCCGAGGTTACACGCACACTTGCCACCATACCTCTTATCACCTTTCGGCTCATGGTTGCCTTACCTTGGTCACCCAGTGAAAAAAGCTAGCGACGAAGGCGATCAGTCATTATCCGGGCGATCCTATCCCGGAACTAGCAAAAAAAAAAGCCGGATGTGGGATTCGAACCCACGGAGTCCCGATCCCCCTACAATGAAACACCGGGGCGAGACTCACCGAAGCCGCACAATTAGCTCTAGCAACTATTCTATTGCCGGTCGCATTTGGCCAAACTCTGCCAATCCAGCGGTAAAAAAGGGAGCTAGTAAGTATAACCAATCTCTCGATTGCTAGGGCTTCTCCCTTACTAGCCATCACCTCGACCCTACGGCTACCCACGTAGCGCAACAGCCCGGGTAAGGGGCTTGGAAGCTACGATAACTTTGATAACGATTCGTTGATACGAGCGATCTTATCTTCAAAGAACTTCTTATTTTCCTCTGAATGTTTCAGCTCCTTTTGTAAAGCCTCGATGATACCTTGAGGGCTAAGATTGTGTAACATCTCCTCACGGCGCTTCATCTCTTCTTGTACTGGATCAACTTGTGTTTTTTGTTCTGACATGTGTTTCTCCTATAATATTTCTTTTGAAAGTACTTTTAAAATTTCTTGGTAATGACCTCTAGATAAAAGTGTAAATTCTATAAAACATTCATCATAAACTAAATCTTTATCGGTTTTGTTATTTTCATACCATTTTAACGGATCTCTAAATAATCTAACTAAATGGTTAAAACGTCGTGCATCTTCACAAGGGCATTCACTCATTTTATTCCTTACTTAATCCAATCAATTCTTTAAAAGCTTCTTTTGTTTGTTTAAGACATACACTGTTACCTAACGCCTTAGTTCTGTCCAGCCTAAAGGGTATGACATCATCCACTCCAAGAAGCGGGGATTCGTTCTCAGGCCACTGGTTCCATTTTTTATGTTGAGTACACATTCTAAGCTGGGACTGTCCCTTCTTCTTTCCGCAGGGCAATCCGGTGCCGCTCTTGCCGTTGGAGTAGGCAAGACAAAACCATCGTTCTCTGTGTTGTGGGGAATCTTCCTCTCGACAGCTCTTAGTAATCCATCTTGCATTATACCCGATGTTGGCAATCGACTCCATGACTTGCAACCCCCCTTTTGACAAGATCCCTTTTGTGTTTTCAAGGAATATGTAAGTGGGCTTGATTTCTTTGGCCAAGCGCATGATCTCGAAAAATAATCCGCTTCGCTCTCCTTCCAAGCCTTTTCTAGCTCCTGCAATACTGATGTCCTGGCATGGGAATCCTCCATAGATAATGTCAATAAATCCATGGGGAAACGCATATTTAAGGGATCTAACATCGTCCCAAATTGGTGCTTTGGGCAGATGCCCCTCTTGCATTCTTTGCAATAAGATGCTTTGGCAGTAAGTCTCGATTTCGCAGTATGCGACTGGTTTGACCCATTCTTGCAAAGCGTAGGTGATTCCACCGATACCGCTAAATAAATCCAAACCATTCAATTATTTTCTCCTTCGCACAACATTCTCCATTTAGTAACACCAATGACATGTGCTGGTTGCCCATCTTCTAAACAATCCCAAGATTCTTTAACGGTATATTCTTCCAAAATAGTATCTTCAGGATCAGTGGGAGGTGTTTTTTTCAAACGATAAGAATTAACTCTTAAAGTAAAATGAACCGTATGCCAATCAGGTTTTTCATCCATATATTCTTTACAGCAGTATGTTTTATATCCATAGCATTTAACTATATGACCCGATGTCGGTAATTTGTAATTTACCAATTCATAATTCATTGTGACCTACTACCTCATACCAATCAAACATATCTCTTCTTAGTTTCGCCATGCGTCCATCGGGATGTGTGAACATAATACCTTCGGCCATTCCTTCTTGTTTAGCTCTGTCTTGGGTGAATAGAGACGGAAGCTCACGGAACCAAGACGAAATGGAGTCAAAAGTCTTGGGGTACTTGTTTTGTACCCAGCTTTTCCAGTGCGCTTTCTGATATAACCACTCAAACGGAACAAAGTAGGGTCTATCCACCTTGTGGAGGTTTCCGTTGATTTCCGGTGCAATAAGCTCTCCGTACATGCTTCCAGTCTCTATATCCGGTATCCAGCCTTTTTCCATCGAATTGATGATACCGGCCAACATGCGAGTAGTATTTTTTGGAATGTAAAGAGAGACGAACGGGTTAAGCATCACTCTATTTTTACGATTATCAATAGCTGAGACGATGCCGTTTTTGAAGTGTACACATACGTTAGTCCCGTGGAGCTTGTCAACCGCTCTTACGCCCGGCTCCTCAAAGACCCACTCATACCCTTCCTCAATCTTAGGTGTAACAACATACCTTCCATTAATAGTTTCTCTAACAAAAGGGGACTTAACCTTCGGAAAGTCTATGACGGGGAAATGTTGCTCTTGTTTTGCTTCCATAAAACCTTTTCTTGCATTGAACGAATATTACCGTAGTGGTATGATTATAGCCAACCGATTACTGGAAGTCTAGGGTTTTTACTATAAATCCCGATTGCCCTAAATCCCTTTCCAAAACAACATAAGCAACATTATCAGACTATCGGATCTTTCTTTTGTCTCAGATGATGTTTTCTTAAAGGATGATCTAAAAAAGCTTCATACATTCGATCAAATGTTTTCCTGACAAATTCATCAGAATAACCACCTAATGCAAGAGAACCGACAAACTCACACGAAAGAAATGCCATCATTTGAGGTGGGGTATAATCCCTATCTTTAAAAAACTTTAGCCTTATTTTGTGCATCTCCATGATGTCGGGGTCTTCAAAGGGCGCACTTCCTAACTTATCTTTATCAGTCATCTAACTTATCCATACACTTAGTCATTTTACCTAGATCTCTATAACCACAGTCAGCCCCGCATAATGTACACTCCATGCCGTATCGACGATAAACCGAACCATCCCGCCATTTTATATCAGTTACAAATAAAGGCTCTGGGTCTTCGGGAGTTGGCTTTCGCAATCGACACGAGATATTTTCTTTCATGCAAAAATGTACTAGGTTAACCATGTCTATTTTCATTACCAGTCTAAGAGGATCATAGCGTCTTTTTTGATATCTAACTCCGGAGTCAATGCCGGATTGAAAGGCTCGACTATGACGTGATAACCATTCGGGGTTTCTCTAACGTCTAGTATTTGAGTCTCTGTCTGTAATTGCTCTATGGTAGAATTAAGGTCTTGTCCCTCATTCTTATCAACGTCCACTAAAAAAAGCTTAGAGTCTGCACATTGAGGTTTAGCAAGACAGCTTAAAAATTGCGACTTGGCTTGAGTGTAGAAAGCTGTCTGATTTTCAAGTGATTGTCCTTCCAGCTCTATTTGTTGCATCTTAAAAAGCCGGATAGCTTTAGGGATATTACGAGCGTTTGCGCTCGAATATATGCGCAAAGGAGCTTTCGACAAGCCCTTTTCCTTAACTAAAAGTGTGTGAAACTCATTAAATTCCTTCGGATTCCGTGAGACAAAGCGTGTTGATCCCCTGTCTGTTCGATTAGATCCCCCATCCTTTTGTCTATGGATCATCATTAAGATACGTACACCTTTCTTGTACCAATCCTTATCGCCAGCCTTGAACATTTGTTCAGGGGGTGGGCTTGTGTATGGAACTCCATCTCGGCAACATCCACAACAACCATGAACACCGGTATCCTTATAAGAGCCGTCCTTATTCTTATTGGCTGGCGAGTTCATCCATTCTTTATTTGGGTGACCCACTCCATGAAGACAACATATGTCTTCGACCATGCCTCCCCGATCCCATCTAGTGAGTTGCGTATGCGCCCAATGTGGCTTTTCAAACTTCGTCTTGGTCATCATTTTCCTTCTTGAACATAGGTACGCCCCTCATGTCCATGTATTGCTCTTCGGTCAACACCTTAATCTTTCTTATCTCCCCTGTCTTGAAAACAATGGCAAGCTTATGAAAGTCACGGGCTATATCGCTAATCCACTTTGTAGCTGTGAAATAGTTCTGTTCCATTAAAGCTACTTTAGTACCAACATCGGCAAACTTTTTGTAAGCTTCTTGGATCACTTTATCAAGTCTCTTGGACTCTTCATTGATAGTGTTCCGAAACTCTCGATAATCGGCTTTAAGCTTATCGTAACGCTTTTCAACTAAGCTAAACTTCGGCCATTCCTTTTCAATTTTTTTAAGGTATTTGTTCCAGCTTTGCATAGTCCAGTCATTCTTTTTGATGCTATCGCTATGCTCAGTTACTTGGTGTCTAACCATAGCTAAGTCAGCAGTAACACCCTGTAAATCCTCAAACGTCTTTTGCTGGATGTTTTCCAACTCAACGACCTTGTCTAGTAGGTGATTGAGTTTGCATTGTAGATCGTCGAAGCGATCATAAATCATATTCTCTCTACGACTACAAAAAGCTTTTGTCCCGCAAAGTTCATTGTTTAATTGCTTATATGCTTTTTCAGATCGGTAATGCGTCCATGCAATTAATCCGGCAAATCCTACCGCACTTAATCCGCTGATAATGTCTATAATCATGTTGACCTCACATGAGGGTAAAATATTGTTATTTCGTACGCCTCAAATGGGTTCATCTCGTTCCATTCATCGACAATCGTTTGAATTTTTTCTTTTTGGCGTTGTAAATCCGCTTTACATGTCTTGCGTATTCCAATGAGTCTTGTATGTGGTCTGATCTTGCATCGTCCATTTGTACACTGTATCCCCCATCTCCACGTCCCACCTGAGTTCTCATGATAGTTAACGTCTAAAAACGGAGTTTTCCGACACCAAGGACAAGGAGCGATTAGGTATTCCCATTTTTCAGCTCTCGGGTCGATCTTGCCTAGTAAAGTTCTCATCGTTTTCCTGATACCCATTGAATCAACCTTTTCTCTGGCACGGGTTCATAATCATGAATATTGCAGGAAACACAAAAGCAACTGTTATAAGGTGTCTGCCTGTGATAATGGCCATGTAAAATATAACCGTCCCATCCCTGTATATCTTTAGGATCGTGAACTAGTATAACTAGATTCCCGGCTATATTAATGAGGCCAAAATCGTTTACATAGTTCCACCCCATTTTCCAGCATTGTGCCGTTGAACGATCGTGGTTACCACGGATTAAGACCTTTATTCCGTTGAGTCTTGTGAGCATTTCCTTAGACTTCTCGAAATTTGATAAAGCAAAATCGCCAAGGTGGTAGACAAGATCATCCGGCGAAACCTTGTTATTCCACCGTTTAATAATCTCCTCATTCATTTCCTCAGCATTACCGAAAGGTCTAGCGTCGTATTCAACCACGTTGTCATGGTCAAAGTGTGTATCTGCAATGAACCACTTTCTCACCTAAATATCCTTGAATGGTCGATCAATTAAACGATTAACGGTAACATTCACTAGCTCATTGACTTTGCATATAGCAAGGTTAGATCGTAAATGACTCATGTGTTTTTTAATGTAATCCTCAACTTCAAGATAATCAGTCAGAAAAGCACTTTTTTCGAGTGGGTTTTCTCTTGATTTTACAGGAATAATCCAATCGTTTTCACCTTTCTCGTTCTCAAATGCGATAATGTATGCTCCCTTAGCTAACATCTTTTTTAACCTCTCGATTTACTTGTTTAATTTCGTGGTCGGCAATCTCTTGTCTAGCTCTATCAACGGCCCATTCAACGGCTTCGTCTTGCTTCATAGTATGAAACAATAGTTTTTTCCCTTCAGCACCTTGTCTAAAAACACCATAACCAAGGTCAATATCCATAACGAAAATAAGGCAACAAATTTTATCTCCATCGTCATCAAACTCATGCCAACCTAGCTCTTTAAGATATTTAGTCTTGTCGTGCATGCGTTGTTTTTCTCTGTACACTTCATCAAACATTTGCCGGACTCCTTGTATACCGTTTCAAATCTTCTCTTGTCTTAATGTTTTCGCAAATCCATTTAGCTTTGTGGACTGAGCATCTTAATTTAATCATCAAAAATGGCGCACTGACTTCGCCGTAATTTTTATATGATTGTTCAATGACTTCGCAGTCTCTTTCGTTCAACTTATAAATCATAACAAGCACTCCTTATCAATGAGTGCTAACTCTTTCAAATTTGGGCTATTTTCAATCTCTTCCTTGAAAGCCTCGTAAATGAGTTCTATGAGTAAGATTTTCTCTTCATAGGTCATTTTGTTAAGAAAATCTTCCATCTCTCCCCTAGTTACCATTGTTTTGTATCCATTCATTTATTGCCTTTTGAGCCGCTGATTGAAAACGGTCGTTACGATCCTTATCAAATGTGAAATAAGGCATGTATTCAGGATCTTGACCATCCTTTTCAATCTTCCTTGACGGGTATGCAACAAAAAAGCCACCGTTTCTTTTTCTAATGTAACGGCATCCATTTAAGTGTAATCCCCAATCAGTAACGTAAAAGCTCACGTAACCAACGGTGGAGGATTGCGGGTCGTTTGTCGGCGTATAGTTCTTAATCTTTAACATCTCATACCTACAGGGTAATATAGTGAAGATCTAATTTAGCAACAAGAGAAAGTTTTTACTAGAAATACCTTTCATTTATAGACAAAAAACTCATCTTAACAGTAATTTAGTGGTAAGAACAGATTTTCGCATCCCGGCGTTAACGGGTCTGTTCAAATGCTGTAAGGCTCTCGCAAAGCCAAGTAAAAGAGGATTCATGACAGAAACAGAAAATCATGACGTACAAGAGGAGGCCGTCGCTCCTACTGTTGAAGATCAAGCCTCTGAGCAACTAGATGCTCAGGGCCAAGAAGTTCAGAGCCAATCTACCGAGGACGTCCCACAAGGGCAAGAGGATAGCAAGGAATTGAACTTTAAAGCGTTGAGGGATCAGTTGCGGGTCATTGAGTCGCAGAAAGAGCAACTCGCCCGAGAGAATGAAGAGTACCGCAAAGTATTGATGGACTCGATCAAGCCTAAAGCTCCCGAACCCGCACCCGAGGTCGATGAGCTAGCAGATTTAGGGGAAGAAGACTGGACGACAAGAAAACATGTCGAAACTGTCGCACAGCGTCAGGCAAGACAGATTGTTGAAGAGGCCCTTAGAAAAGATCGTGAAGAGAGATACAAAGCGCAGTTACCCGACATGCTCAAGAAGCAGTTTAACGATTTCGACGACGTAGTGACCAAGGAAAACGTGGACTATTTGAAGGCTAATAAACCTCATATAGCGGCGACCCTTGCAGCTACTAAAGACCCTTACGCTCAGGCGGCAGCAGCCTACGAGTATATTAAAGCTTATGTCCCTTCCGTCGGAAGTGCCGAGGACAAGGAAAAAGCGATTAAAAATGCTCAAAAACCCGGGACGTTAGGTAATGCGCAGGGAGCAAGCCCCCTTTCTCAAGCAAAGCAGTTTGAATCTGGGAAGCTTACCCCTGAAATGAAACGCAAGTTGCAACAAGAGATGATCGCCGCCGCAAGATCTCGATAGGCAACCCCATCGGTCTAGCTGAGTGTTTATAGCCTCATTAACTTGAGGAGAAAACAATGTCAGCAATCACAACGACTTCGACTTTGCCCGCTCCGGTGCAACAGTCGTTTTCTTATAAATTGTTGTCTGTGCCAACTCCGTACATGATCCATAAGATCCCGGCGATGCTTAAGCAAATGCCGAGAAACGGTGGAACTACGCTACGGATGAGACGCTACAATCCTCTGAATACTGCCACAGTACCACTTGGCAACTCAGGGATTCACCCGCCTCCACAGCAACTAACAGCCGTTAATATTGATGCCGAGATGGATTTTTACGGAACGTATATCTATCTCAACGAACAGGTCACCTTGCAGAACCAAGACCCTGTTTTGAACGAAGCCGCTCAAAGATTAGGGGTTTCACTTCGCCAAACTGAGGACGAGCTAACTTCCTCAATGTTAAGAAGTTCCGCCAGTTTTATTAATGGAACGGCGGGAGTAAATGGCGATAATCCAACGGAGCTAGCTAGGGAAGATATCGACGATATCATCCGTACTTTGCTCTCTAACAACGCATACTCTATCTCTGATGGAATCGAAGGTGAAGACCGTTTCGGATCTGCACCGGTCAGGGATGCTTTTTTTGCGCTTGGCTCAACTCAACTCGTAGGCGATCTTGATCGTGTTACTGGCTTTATCGCTAAAGTTCAGTATCCAAACCAAGATAAAGTTTTGAGACCCGAGTATGGCTCAGTGTCAAATTTGCGTTTCTTACTATCTTCAATCGGTGTCGTTGAGCAAAACGCATCAATGAACGGAGCAGACGTTTACGACGTATTTTGTTGCGGTCTTGAGGCGTACGCTTGCATCGAGCAAGACGGTTATTCAGCACAGTTTATCTATAGACCACCTATCTATGATGGGCCTTTAGCTCTGAACTCAAGTGTTGGATACAAATTTGCAGAAGTCCCACGTATCACTAACGATGCTTGGGTAATCCGTTATCGAGTAACCCTAAGCGTATAAGGAGGTAATCATGTCTTTAGGTCAATTGGTTGCTTCCGGACGTTTTACGTCGGACGGAAGCGCAAAAGATATCGTTTTGAGATCAGATTTCGATTTCATGCGAGTCGTTAACTTCACCCAACAAGCCACCACTCAGGCTACCGGAAGAGGTATTCAGTTTGAATGGCAACGTGGGCTAGCAGATGACGCAGGTTTCATGATTTCTAAGGAAAACGGAGCTAGTACGGTCACTTTTGAGACTATTACTAGCGGTGGTTTCACTAGAAAAGATACCAGCGTTCAAACGCCTGAAGCCGCAAAAACAGGAACAGCACTCACAGCCGCTAACCCGGCAGTGGCAACGCTGAACTCACACGGCTACAGTGTCGGCGATAGACTGAGAATCTATTCAACTACTGGAATGTTACAAGTAGCAGGAATGGAGTTTACAGTCACAGCAGTAGGAGGAGCCAACAACTTCACGCTCGGGTATCTCGATGCGTCAGGTTTTGCGGCCCCAGCTACAGCGATCACAGCTCGCCGCATCCCCAACAACCCGTCGTATGTGCCAGCACAAAACTGGATTACAAAGATTACACAAGCCGCTCAATCGGTCGTAACTCTTTCAGTAACCCACAATCTGGCAGTAAACGACCAAGTGCGTTTGATTGTTCCTTCCGCTTACGGAATGGTTCAAGCAGACCAGCAGGTTGCTAAGGTTGTCGCAGTAAGCACAGCTAACAACACGGTCACTTTAGACCTAGATAGCTCTGCTTTCACAGCGTTCGCCTTCCCAGCCTCTGCAAGTGTGCCTTTCACACACGCACAGCTCATCCCTTACGGTGATGTAGCTAATGGGGTAGATCAAGCATTAGACAACCAAGCAGAGATCAAGATGCGCCTTGCCGCAGGTGTTGACAGTCCCGCAGGTTCCACTAGTGATGTGATCTACTGGCAGGCGTTTAAGTCCGCAGTAGTTAACCAAGAGTAATCTTGGGTAGGAGGGGGACAACATGTCCCCTTCCTTAAATGTAAAGCCGCTTTACAAGGAGAAGTTAATGGAAATTATCGCATCAAGAGGCGTAATTACCCCGAAGGGTAAGAAGAAAACCGCCGATGAAATAGAAAAGATGAGACAAGACGCAAACCGTACGGTAAAAGGTGTATTTCGTTGCCACGAGCCAAGGGGTGGAGAGGTTACGCTTGTATGGAAAGAATACAAGGGAGATCCAATCCGTCGTTGGACATTAAGAGATGGTCAGGAATATGAGTTACCTATCGGGTTAGCAAAGCATCTTAACAAGAATTGTTGCTATTCAGTTCACGGTCATATCTTAGGGCCAGACGGAAACCCGCTTGTTGACAAGCAAAATAAATCAGTTTCCCGAATGAACTTTGAATCAATGGAGTTCTACGGATGACAATATATCAGCCAAGCTTTTACAAGCTTCCGCCGGCTGATTTTGTCCCTAAGAGGCGTGAGATTTCCGCCCTTACTAATGCTGAGCAAGCAGAGGTAACAACAACGGAAGATCACGGGTACGAAGTAGGGCAACTTGTTCGGCTTCATGTCCCCGCCGCTTATGGAATGGTGCTTAACGGTGTTCAAGGAATAATCCTTACCGTCCCTAGCACTACAACGTTTACGGTAGATGTGGACACGAGACCTTTGTTTACGTTCGTAACCCCTACCGCTCCCCCAGCCTTTACCGAAGCTCATGTCGTGCCGATTACGGGGGTAGAAAATAATACCGCAACGCAAGGGGCTTAAACATGACTACATTAGTTAAAATCAGACGTAAGGTGCGACGACTTACCGCAACACCTTCGGCTTTACAACTTCCAGATTCGGAGATTGATGAGTACATTGATACTTATTACGAGCAAGATATGCCAGCGGAGCTTAAATTGTGGAATCTTCACGAAACTTATACTTTTTACACCTCCCCCAATGAAGACCGCTATACTCTCCCTGTTAATTCGATCCTTGGAGTAAACCCACCCGTATACATAGCGGGTTACCAGTCATTTTACACTCAGAGCCGAGAGCAGTTTTTCCGGCTTTACCCAATAGATGAGTATGAAGAAGATCTCGGGTCAGGCGACGCTAGTGCCGGGCCTTTTAGTTTCACTTTGTCAAACACACCTGTCCTACGTCGAAGCTTTTACGCTTCGGCGTTAGACTCTAACGACGTGACACAAACTCTTGTGGATATACCGGTGACAGAGTCCACAGGTAATCTTGTAGCAGATGGAACCACCACCCCAGCAGTAGGGACAATTAATTATGATACGGGAGCGGTCACCATGACTTTTTCCGACACAATACCGGCCAGCTCTACAATTAGAGGATCATATCTCCCGTACGAACCATCCCGGCCGACTGCAATGCTATTTTACGATGACTACTTCCTTTTGAGGCCAGTACCGGACAGAGCATACAAGGTCGTGATTGAAGCCTACCTCAAGCCTACCCAGTTGCTCGATGCAGATAATGACTCACCAGACTTAGCGCAGTGGTGGCAGTTAATTGCATTTGGTGCGGCCTTGAAAGTTTTAGAAGATAGGCAGGATACCGAGACACTGGCAACTCTGATCCCAAGATATGACGAGCAAAAACAACTGGCTTTACATAGAACAATCCTTCAGCAGACCCCAGAAAGAACGGCTACGATTTACACTGAACAGGTAACCAACCTTTTAGGTAATCCATACAGGGGGAATTATTAATGTCTTATAACCCCAACGTCCCTCAAACAGGTGATTTTATCTCGGTTTCACAAGTTGATTTTCTCCAGAATTTCAACGCTCTTAGTTCTATTTTTGAGAGAAACCATAATCCACTTGAAGACGGGATGGAAAGCGAACGGGGTAAACATTTTAAGGTAGGCTTTTCGGAACAATCAGGAGATCCGACAACCTCAGCGAATGTTTTTTCGATTTACACGAAGGACAATGCAGGTATACCCGAGTTATACGGAAGAGAAGAGAACGACGGAACCGTCTACAGATGGACAAAAAACGGTCGATTATCTCCGTCTTTACGATTAGAAGCTTATGTCATTTTTGACATCGACGGAAACATTTTAAAGAACCCAAATGGAGAAGAGCTTAAATATAATGTAAGTGAAATAACGATACCTAATCCATTATTTAACGGCCGTAATGTTAGGGATGATTGGATTGTTGTTTTTGAAAACAACATAAGCACAGACAAATATTTTTGGGTAATCGGAGCATTTTATGGAATCCCGGGATCGCCCGTTTTTGAGCAGTCATTATTTACCTCGACTACCCCTTACAAGTTTGGGAGTTACGGAGACGCTGTCCAAACTGGGCAATTTAGATTGATGACAAAAAACATTAATGGCCTAAGTACAGCAAGCCAGCTTATCACTAAGGTGATACAGGTACAAATTTTTACAGTAGCGTGAGGAAATTATGACATTTAATCCAGCCATTCCCCAGCCTACGGATGACATGTCCGATTCTCAAGGCGACCTCTTGATAAATTTCGGACAGCTTAACACGGTCTTTAGTGAAGATCATGTCGCCTTTAATGCCTCATCCGATAAGGGGAAACACAAAAAGGTCACCTTTGTTAGTCAGGGAAGTGACCCAGATAACGACTCTCCGGAAACTGGAGAAAACGAATATGTGATGTTCGCTCTTGAGGACGGGACAGATACCGAACTTTACGGAAGGGAACAGAACAACGGGGCAGTCAATCAACTTACTCGTGACGGTGAGCTTTTCATCGGGATGCACCCCGTATTTGCCGTAAATATTAGTGATCTCTCGCCTAATAGTAATACAGGCGCAGGAACCTATAATTTTACAGTTAACAACAGCTTTAACCTTGATACAGCAAATACAAGGCGTTTAAGTAGTGGAAAGTGTCGATATAGGTTTGCTTTTACCAATCAAGTAGTGGATTCAGCAGGTAACCCAACAAACAAATATATGTGGGTGGCTAATGGATTCGATAACAGCTCTAATCCTTTGATCGGAAAACCACAGAACACAAATAACTATAATTTGCGCATCGACTCAACCTTCATTGAGATCGAATTTGTGAACCAAAATAATACTACAGTCTCAGCGATGACCGGTGCGTCTATCGTATGTTGGAGGGTTCAGTAATGCCAAAGTACCAGCCTACGACAATAGCCTATCAAGAAAGCGGGTTAGTGAGAGACAAACAAGCATATGTCACTCCTAACGATGCTTATATTGACCTTGATAATGCTTACGCATGGCGTGGGGTAGTGAAACGTCGGTTAGCTCCGGAGTTTTTAGGCAGACTGAAACGATGCTTGACCAGTCAGGCATTGAGTAACACGGTCGCCTCTGCCACTTATGATAACGGCGGAACGAGCATTTTTACCACTCTGACCCTTGAGACAAACTCAGAGATTGAACCCGGGAGCTTTGAAATTACAATTGACCCGGGGGGCGGTAGCGAAACAATCTTAGATGACTCATCCGAAGACGGAACGTTAAGCACGACAGCCACAAACGCATTAAACGCAACGGGTGGCACAATAGACTATTTTTCGGGAGATATCACAATTACTTTTGCCGCTCCCATAGCCGGGGGACTAACCGTCAATGTAGATTTTTGCTATTTCCCCACCGAGCCGGTAATGGGGATATTTCAGAGAGAGTTAAACGCCATTAACGCAGAAGACACAATCTTCTTTGATACCCGTTACGCCTATGCCTTTTCGGGGGGAACTTTTGGAGAGCTGGCCAGCACGACACCGACTTCATGGACAGGTGGAGACACTGACTTTTTTTGGACTACAAATTATTGGTTCGATGCTAATCAAAACAAATTGTTTTGGGCGACTAATGGATATAGCGGTGGTCTAGTAAATACCTCCGATCCTATTCGTTACTACAATGGTGCAACATGGAACGCTACACCTTTTATACCAGCGTTAAAAAGCACGGGCGGCCAATTTATGGTGACCGCCAAGATCATTGTACCCTATAGAGGTAGGCTTGTCGCTCTTAACACTTATGAGTCTACAGCTAATACCGGGGCAGTTGCTACAGTACAAAAGCCAAATAGGGCTAGATTTAGCCAGAATGGAGACCCAACGGTAATCACAGCTAGCGCAACCGGTGGATGGGTTGACGATGTACAAGGTCGAGGAGGTTTCGTCGATGCGCCGACTAATGAGCATATTATCAGTGCAGGATTTATCCGAGACGTTCTCATCGTGTTTTTTGAGCGCAGTACGTGGAAACTCCGCTATACTGGAAATGAAATCTTACCGTTTGTTTGGGAAAGGATTAACATTGAGCTTGGTGCTGAATCTCGCTTTTCGGTCGTCAGATTCGACGACGGTGTCCTTGCAGTTGGAGACAAAGGGATCGTATCTTGCGATGGAAACAACGTTCGTAGAATAGATGACCCTATCCGGGACGAGGTATTTAAAATCCATAATGGAAATAGCGGGGTACGCAGAGTACAGGGAATCCGTAATTTTTTTGAGCAAGTAGTCTATTGGACTTTTCCAGCCGCCGCAGAAAATCCCACCTACCCAAACCGTATCTTGCTTTACAACTACGATAATAATACATGGGGCTTCTTCAACGATCATTTTACCGCATTGGGAAATTATCAGAGGACAAGTGATCTTAGGTGGAGTGACCTTTCGGGTATTACATGGCAGGAATACAAAAAGGCATGGAGTTCGGGAAGGACGCAAAGCCAGTTTCCTTTAATTGTCGGAGGGAACCAGCAAGGTTATATTTCGATCCTAAACTCAATAGTAGCTAATCAAAAAAGCCTAACTATTACGGCTATTGCAACCGGCACACCTCCAACGATAACAAGCCCGAATCATAACCTAGAAAATGGCGAAATCGTAGAGATCAACGGAATCGTAGGGACAGCAAGCGTTTTAAATGGGTATAGATATCAGGTTGTAAACAAGACAACTAACACATTTCAGCTACAACAGAAAAGCCGTACAGCGATTACAAGTATCACAAAGGGTACGACGACTACGGTAACAAGTGCAGGTAACACCCTTCAAGTAGGTGATCTTGTACAGTTTAGCGCAGTGACCGGAGCAACAGCATTTAACAACCGCACAGCAACAGTTTTAACAGAGGGTAACACCTTTACTTGTGATCTAGATAGTTCTGGCTTTACAGGTACACCGGCAGGCGGTGAGGCTGAAAACCTTGACTCAATATTTAGCGACGTTGTACTTGCGGCAGGAACATACGTACAGGGTGGAGAGATTACCCGTGTTACAGGATTTAGAATACGATCTAAAAAGTTCAATATGCTTAATCAAGGGCGAAAGAGCCAACTTGGTTACTTAGACTTCCTAGTGGATAAAACTAGCAGTGGTCAAGTAGATGTTCCAATCTATGCCGATTACAATAACGAGGATCGCATAAATCCAAAGGGTGGAGACACCTTTTTCAATTGGGGTATTGAGACAACTATTCTCCCGGAAGAGGCTTCGATGCAAAACGAAAACAAGGTGTGGCACAGACTATATTGTCCTCTTGAAGCGCAGTTCTTCCAATATGAGGTAGGTTTAAGCGACGCTCAACTTGTATCAAAAGAGATTCACGATAGTGAGTTCCAGCTTAACGCTATTATCATTTGGCATGAAAAAGGAGGAAGACTCGTAAGATGAGCTTTTTACCTTCTAATTCAATTCAATCCTACATTCCAAATGATCTTATCATCCCGGAAGACCCAAAAGAAGCAAATCTCATTTTAACCGACTACATGCGAAACGTCGTTGATGCTCTAAACGATAAAGAGATCGGACAATACAACACAGTTGAGCTTGTTTCAGGGCAAAAATGGTTTACCCAGGGAGACGCTAACAAAGAAAGGTATGTATATCGCAAGGTAATTGATTTTGGTGCGCTACCAAATGCCGCAACTAAAAGCGTGGCTCACGGTATATCAACCACGCAAAATACGGTATTTACAAGGATTTATGGAACGGCTACAGATCCCGGAGCATCGACCATAACTTCCGCTATACCTATACCTTATGTAGATCCGGGAACATTAGCAAACGGAATAGAATTGAATGTTGACGCTACCAATGTAAATGTGACAACGGCGGCGAATTATACGGCTTACACTAATTGCTATATAGTCTTGGAATACATACAAAACTAGGGTACTATATAGTAAAGGAAAGGAGAAAATTATGGCTTTCGACATCATGGATTGGCTCTTCGGACACAGCCCAGAAATGAAGCAGGCGAACCGCTTTAGCCCAGAACAACAAGCGTTTCAACAACAGCTTTTAGGTGGTTTAGGTATGCCGATGGGTTCAGGTCTTGAGTATCTCCAACAGATTTTATCAGGAGACCCCGAAGCTTTTGCGGCTTTTGAAGCACCAATTAAGCAACAGTTTGAGCAAGAAGTTATCCCGGGTATATCGGAAAGATTCGCAGGAATGGGGACAGGGGGAGCGCAAGACTCTTCGGCTTTCCAACAGACTTTAGGCCGTGCAGGAAAAGAGTTGTCTACCCAGCTAGGTGCTTTAAGAGCAGGGCTAAAAAATCAAGCATTACAGCAATTGCAGGGTCTGACAGGTCAAGGCTTCCAAACAGGAATAGAAAACCTCTACGATCCGGGGTCGTACGGACTAGTTGGTGGTTTTTTAGAGGGAGCAGGCGAAGGGGCAGGAAAAGCGGCCACGTCATACTTTTTAGGTTAAGGAGAAAATTATGGTACAGATTCTACCTCGTTTTGATCCCGGCGGGCAAATAGGAAAATCGGTCGGAAGCGGAGTCGGTCAGGGCATGACCCAAGTAGCAGACCGTAAACGTATGCTTTCCGGATTGGATGCTTTGTCAGGACTCGACCTTGAAAACATGTCATACGGTGAGATCATTCGAGAATCGGCTAAAGGTTTTGCCGGTATCCCGGGGGGTATGCAGGTTTTACAAGAGCTATTACCCGGACTACTTAAACAAAAACAATCTCTTGAATATGCAAAAGATTACGGTGAAGACGGTCAAGGGGGCGCACCCGGTGGATCGTTAGATTTTGATGAGACTTCCCAGCTAATTGATAGGACGGGATCGCCGCAAGAAAGGGTCGTGGAAGATATATCAGTTTCGGAACAAGTGCCAGCACAAAGGCCCCCACAAGCTGGAATTAGCGAAACCAATCGACCAGAGCTTGCCCCTCAGATGCAAAAAGTCCCCGGGCTACAAGAAGATATCCCGGCTTACAGACCAATGAGTCGTAAGGAAAGACAGGATTTTGCTAGGAAAATGGCACTTGGTGGAGCTTCTACAGATGAGATCCGTAAAGGTGTTCAAGACGAGGAAGACAGACGTTTCAAAAATTGGGAATCTCTAACGAAGGCTAAGCAAGCACGTACCGAGCAATTTAGAGAAGAAAGAGGGCTTGAAAACGAGCAACTTGACTTTATCCGTGAAAAGATAGCGGTAGAGTCGGGAGTCGGAGCCGCTGACTTAGACCCTTACGAAGTGCAAAAAGGGTATGAACTCTTTAAGAAATATCAAGAAAAGTCACCGAAGCTTACAGATCAGCAGTTATGGAACCTTGCCCGTAAGGACTATAATAACATGAGAGAAAGCTTTGCAACGGGACAAAAGCTAACGAGACCGGGACTATTTGCCGGAGACGTACAGAGACGTTTAAATACAGCTAGAGAATGGGCGCAAGATCACCTAAAAAAGTATGGAAACTTTAGGCAAGACAGGGAAAAGCTCATGTCTATGCTTATGCAACAAGGTTTCACTCGGACAGAATCTCAATCAATTGTCCGTCCTATGTCTAGTGGTCTTCAAAATGTCGTTAATAAGACAGAGAAAGCCCACCAAAGAGATTTACCTATGCGTCCCGATCAGATGCCTAGAAAGCCTCTTAGAACGCCAGAGGAGCAATCTAAATATCTATCAAAGCTATCTGATGATATTGCCGAAAATATCAAGCCTACAGACTCTCTTTTGCTTTTGAGAGATAGACTTGTGAGAAAGAAAGGTCTAACCGAGGAAGACTTTGAAACAGTATTAAAAGATACTCAAACGAAAATGAAGGAACTTGGTAAGACCTTCAACGAAGAGCAAAGCTCTGAAATTCCTTTTATGCAAGAAAGGGTAAAACCATCTCTTTATGAAATTTTCTTTGAGGGTGGCTTCGACATGAGAAAAGAATTTCCAAGGATTGCCGAATGAGTTCACCATTTGCAGACGCAACGATTGCCGGTTACAAGCCGGATGAGATCCTCAAATTCTTAATCAAAAATGTTCCCGGCATGGGAGATAGGATTAAGAAGGCGTTTGCGATGGGGTACACCGCTGATGAGGTACTCCAGTTTCTCAAGCAGACGGGACAAGGGGCCGGAGGTAGCAAAAGAAAAGCCGCTCCTAGAGAAGAGCAAATGAGCCGTCCATTTACCGATGAACCCGGTAGGCTTGTAGAAACACAAAGGCAAGAAAAAGCATCTAAAAAAGCTAAGCGTCAAGATGTCTTAACACAGACATTAGATCCAAAGCATTTACTTAGCACGGGAGCCGGGGCGGCGATAGGCTATGCCACAGGCGGCCCAATGGGGGCTATATCGGGAGCGGTAGGGGGGTCGGCCGCTTATGATGACTTAGTTAAAAAGTACGAAGAACAGGTCGCTAGTGGATCGGATGTTACATTTTATGACTTTGTAAGGAATATGGCACAGGCCGCCGCAAAAGGTACAGCGGTAGGGTTCTCGCTTAGTCAACTCAATAGCATTTTAAACGCATTAAAGCCGGGACAGGAAGCACCACCACAAGAAGAAGGGGAGCAACCACCGACGGAACCGACAGAGCCGGAAGGGCCTACACCAGTAGGCGGAGAAGTAATTGAAGCCGATGTGACACCAGTTGCAGAAGAGCCGCCCGTACAAGCCGCACCCGAAAGAGACATAAAAGCATCTTATGATATTTTCAAAAAGATTGGCGTATCAACAATCATTGATGGTATTGCCGATCAAGTGGAAGGGTTTGACCAATTCAAGGCCATAAGGCAACTATACGGCCCACAGTTTATTAAAGATCTAGAAAGGCAATACAAACGTCCAGCAGAAGAAATTATCAGCGAGGCTTTTGAATATGCCCGGCAAAAGAAAGGGGCCGTCAAGGAAGAGGAGTCCGTCGAAACGGTGGCGGAGCAACCGGAAGTTTCACCAGAGAAAACCGAGGAAAGGGCTAGACAAATAGAGTCAGAAGACCCCCGAATGGCTCAATACATAGAGCTATTTAAAGAGAGAACCCCAGCAACAGGCGAAGGAAAACAACTCGACAAAAAACCTAAGTCATTATCAGGAGCCTTAAAATCTTCTAATGTACGAGGTGCTTTTTACGACGCTGACACGGAAAAGATGAGGGTTATATTTGCACCTAAAAAGGGAAGCAATGAGCCGGGAGCCGTTTACACTTATGACAACGTAGATAAGAAGACGTTTGACAAGATGGTAAGTGGAGAGGCTAGACCAGTTACCGAAGGGGAAAACAAATTCGGTCTATGGTTTAACCAGAAAGACCCTTCAATTGGTGCAACTTTCTCTAAGGAGATACGTAAAAACCCGGATAAATTCCCCTATGAAAAAGTAGGCCCAGAGGATTACACGTTAGAAGAAAAGCAGATTTCCGAGGCAGACCGAACATTTTTGGTTTCTGAGCTTTTTGAACCTTTTGAGGAAATGCGAAAGAAAGGACGAAAATTATCAAAGGCTAGTGAGCTACGTAAGATAATGCCAACTTTGAGGCAGGTTGACGATGATTTTGTCGCCGATATGATCGACTACATAGAAGATAAGATTAAGCTAAAAAATCCGGCCACTATGAAACGTCTACAGAAAGAAATCACAAAGGAGTTTCTCTAATGGCTAGTAAGATTGAAGGGAAGCTCAAAAGTCAGCTTGATAAGCATTTGGAAAGGATGACAAGGGAAGAAATGGGAATCTTTTTACAGGTGTTAAAACAAGAGCAGAAAAGGCGAAAGAGCAAGAAGAAAAAAAAGTAATTTGATACGATTACTATAAAGCAAAAAGTAATCTAGTAACCATCGTAGGAGGTTTCCGATGAGTAATGATAGAGACGGACTAGACCCGGGTGTATACCAAGGGGTTGTACCATCCGAAAGACCTAAAAACATTGTCGCACAGCGTGCGCCAACAGCAAATGACCGAAGATACAAAATTGGTACTCTTTGGATCGACAAAGCAAATAACGCTTCATATCAATTAACAAGCGTCATCGCCGCTACAGCAAATTGGCAACTTCTTGGATCAGATACCGGAGCAGTCGCCACATTAACAGGAGATACCGGAGGAGCTATTGCCCCAGTATCCGGAAACATAAGTCTTGTTGGTAGCTCTAGTGTGGACGTGGCAGGAACTGCCGGACAGCTAGCCTTTAGCGTTAATGAAAACCTACCACAGTATGTAGAGGTAACGTTATCAGCTACAGAGATTAAAGCTCTTGCAACTACTCAGATTGAACTTGTTGCCGCTCCCGGAGCTGGTAATGTTCTTAGATTTTTAGGCGCATCCTTAAAGCTTGTTGCGGGATCTGAGGTACTAGCAGAATCAGGCGATAACCTAGGAATCAAATACACTGACGCTTCCGGCGTTCAAGTTAGCCAAAACGTTGAGTGTACAGGATTTATTGACCAAGCCGCTGATACTTACAATAATGCGGAACCCGCTATCGATGCAATCGTTGCGGCGGCATCCGGAGAAAACCAAGCCTTGGTACTTGATAACCTAGGAAATAACTTTACAGGTAACGCCTCTGATGACGCTCAATTAGTCATTAGCGTTCTTTACCGAGTAGTATCTATTTAAGGAGGAATGAATGGCTAAGCTAAAAAGAGCATTAAGGACATTTGATTCAGCTTCCCTTACGGGAACGCCTCAAAATCTAGGGGCGGTCATTGATTTTGCAGTATCAAAGGCCGCAATTATTAACACCTCTGATGTAGATGTTTTAATTTCGGATGGGTCAACCGAAGACGATATCCGGGTTCCAGCAAACGCAACGGTTAACGTAGGTGAGGGGGTCTCGTCTTATGGACAGCAGAGATCAACAGGTATTGTTTTTTCCGCAAACACGCAATTGCAGATCGAGCAAGTTACCGGAGCCGGCACAGGCGATATTGTCTTAAATTTATTCGGATGAGGTAATTATGGGTATTTGGTCACAAGTAAGCTCGCCGGAGGCTTTTACCGGAGATGTTGTCGGGCCAGCGTCGGCAGTTGACGACAATTTTGCGGCATTTGACGGAACAACTGGCAAGCTAATTAAAGACTCTGGGTTTTCAGATACAAGCTTTTTAAAGGTGGCTAATGATCTTTCAGACCTGAATGATGCCGCCACAGCACGAAGTAATCTAGGTTTAGGGACAATAGCAACGCAGGCGGCCAACAATGTAGCGATTACGGGTGGTTCTATCACAGGGATCACAGATCTTGCAGTTGTAGACGGGGGAACAGGTAGAAGCTCAGCGACAGCCTATGCAGTTATTTGCGGCGGCACTACTGGAACCGGGGCGCACCAATCGGTTGTAAGTCTTGGGTCGGACGGCCAGTCACTAAAAAGTAATGGAGCCGGAGCCTTACCCACCTTCCAAACTGATGCCCTTGTGTTTATTGATTCGCAATCTGCAAGTGCTTCAGCAAATATTGAATTTTCAAGTATCCCTAATTTTGATGTTTACATGATTACGTTTGAAGGAGTTAGGCCAGCGACTGACGGTTCTTACCTGACGATGGAGATGTCAAACGATGATGGAAGCTCATGGATAACCACCGGTTATTCAGCAGGATGCAACTATGCATCTTTCAATAGCACAACATGGGCAAATACAAACTCAACAGCACATTGGGTTTTAACTGGCCCTCTTGATGCCGATGTTTCTACAAGGCTAGGTCATGGAGAAGTGAAAATCTTCATGGCTAATATTGGTAACTTTCCTTATGTGTCTGGTACTTGTTCGTTTTGGAACAATACAGCTTCGGCGGCCGCAATGGGAATATTTGGAGGAAACGGCGGATCAACTGGAGGAAACTCATATAGGTTATTGATGTCAGCGGGAAATATAACAGCGGGAACATTCCGTCTTTATGGATTAAGGAATAGCTAATGAGATTTGGAACACCAAGTAGCAATAGAAACCCACTAGCCTACACAGATGATAGGTTAAGTAATGTTCCTTGTGTTGAAGGAAACAGAGAGCCAACGGTTAATGATACAAAGTATCCTTTATGGACGGAATGGCGCATAACTGCCAGCCCATCAAGCGGAACCGAAGGGGACTTTTGGAAGCTTGTAAACTTTGTCGCAGGTCAAGCTATTTGGGTAAAGATTGGCTCCGGGGGTGCAGGCCCTACCGTGACACTGTCCGATACAGCAGGTACAAAAGTTTCAACGGATGGAACGGGAAATATTCAATTAGAGGGGACATCGGGACAGATCGACATATTGTCTGATCCGATTAATCATAAACTTGTCTTTTCACTTCCGGGAGGAGGAGGAGCGGTTGACTCGTTCACCGTTCAATCAATTACAGCTCCGGGAGTGAACCCAGTTGTACCCACAGCCGCCGGGATTGTCACCGTCTCAGGAGCCGCCGTTGCAAATCATGACGTACCAATTGAAACCCATTCTCGAGCTATTAACGCCTACAATATAGAGGTACAACAAGGTAAAGCCGTCACGCCAACGCCGGCGGACAGGGTCGCAATTGGAATGAATAGCTACAATACTAATCAATTCGATGTGGACGGAACTTCCGGAATGGTATCTCTTAAGGGTAGCACTACTCAAAAAGGCATCTTAACGCTTACAGGAGATACAGGCGGAGCAATCGGAGCTAACGCAAGCGGTAACGTAGATATAAAAGGCGACGCTACACAACAAGCTATTTCGTTTGCGGGGGCATCTAATGCACAACGTGCAAAATTAGTGAAACCTAATATTGATGGTCAATTGCCTATTGGACATACAGCAAACGGAGAGCCAAGCTTTGCAACCCTTACAGCCGCCGACTTAATCGCTATTACAAATGGTGCAGGATCTATCACATTAGGGGTTAATAATTACGTTGCTCCAAGTGCAAACAACTGGACACCAGTAATACAAGGATCTACAGCCGCAGGGGTGGGAACCTATACAAGACAACACGGTGTTTACATGCGAATAGGGCCTCTTTTAATTGTGACATTCGATCTAATTTGGTCAGCCCATACAGGAACCGGAAATATGCAGGTGGGAGGCATCCCGATTAAGTTTGGTTTTGCAAGTTCAGAATACATTGGAACAATTTTCAGCGAAAACCTAACGTTGCCCGCTTCAACTGTTCAATTGATTATCAATGGAGTCAACAATCAAAATTATGCCGAACTTATGGGATTAATAGACGGCGGCGCAAGATCTCTTGTTGCTATGGATACAGCCGCCGGACTATCTGGAACTTTGATATATTTCAGCAACTTGCTTAGTTAATATCTACGCCACTTATGGCGTTGCGAGCATTCACAATATGTTGCTTCGCCTGTTCGCATAATTCTCTAACTCGATAGGGTTGATCGGCGTAATAGTCTATATTATCAATCAGATTATCGAGACTCGAAATACTCCCCTCCGCACAAAGACCACGATAATAGATAAAATGCTGATCCGTTTCCTCCCATATAGGCGTAGCAGGTTCAGCGTTTACCATTGCGGTGAGTCCTACAAAAAGGGTTGTGATGGCTAGTAACTTTTTCATATTCCTCCGATAGGTGTGTGGATAAGTGTATTAACATCTTACCCGGCAGGTAATTATATTACCACCAAAATGTTTTTTTGAGTATACACAAGAAAAAAGTATATAGAGGTAATTATGGATAAAAAGCTATTTATGAAGATTACAGGCATCGGCTTGGTGTTGGCTTTCTTTTTGTCAGGGGGATACTCCCTCATTAACAAGATGACAGGGCAAGAGGATGACAACGAGTTTGAGGAAACGATTGTTGAACCAATGATCGAGCATCTCACCGGTATTGATAAGGATATTACCCCGGATAGTCCGGAGGAGGGAGAGGATGGGAAGTCCAAACGTAGGATTGAACATAACATGTAATTCAAATTGTTCGAGTTGGTGTCCGAGAGTACTTAGGATCTTTTGTTGTTGTTGTTGTAAAGTCGATAATGATGACAAGGAAAGAGTTGAAAAAACAGACAAAATCGCACATGATGCTTTAGAAACAAAAAAGGGGGCTAAAAAATAGCCCCCGTGAATCATGCCGTTGCAAGTTCTTTTTCCACTTCGTGGATTCGGTACTTGCGGTGTATCCACCCGTGACATGATTTGCATACCCAGATTACTTCGCCGGGTTTTTTGTAGTCATAGTGATGGCCTTCGATCTCCTCACTATGACATCCGCATACCTGACAGTGGTCAAGCTTTTTAACTTCACCGGTATATAGAAGATACCCGAGTCGTTGTCTGGCTTTGATCCTGTCAGAGTGTGTTTTTGTGTATTCAATTTCCATTCGCTTTTTGCGTTCCGCCCTAGCCTTTCTCTTATTTTCTAAGATTTTAGGTCGGTTGTTTTTCTGCCATTCTTTACAGACTTCGAGATGATGTTCTCTATTTTCCTCATACCATTTTTTAGAGTTGGCACAGGCGCAAGCTTTACAAGTCTTACGCACCCCGAGAGGAAACCCGGGGTGTTTGTGGAACTCGGTAAGAGGCAATTCTTTAAAGCATTTATTGCAGGTTTGCATTGCTTCCTCCTTGGTTCATGTTTTGCCATATAGCGCAAGTATACTATAGCAAAGGAAAGGTTTTTGTCACTCTGGTTTAATGGCTGAGACCTTCCAGAATCCAATTTGTGGTTTCCTAAACTCCTCTAGGTCACTTTTATTTATTTGATGAACTTCACAGACTTTATCCCAATCAATGTTACCTCGCTGGTTCACCCTTGTCAATCGTACACCGAATCCCTCACAATTTGAATCATCGGTTAAATCAATGAGTTGTTGTTTCCAGTAAGCTTCTTGTTTTTTGGCTTCCTCGAGGTTTTGCTTAGCGTTCATCCAACCGATTGCGGCTTCTCCAAACTCGGGGTCGTCCATGTGCATATGATCCCTATCGCTTAACGCCGGCTCTTCATACTCATCAAGGCAACGCTTAAATTCGGTGGCTTTGTCGATCATTCTTGTAAGGTAAAGGGGGTCTGACCGCCATTCAACAACGATATCCTCGTCCTTATGAGAGCTTACGTACCGACAAAGCTTTGCTCCCTTACAAAACAATTGCCACTCCACTTGAGGGATATACTTCTCGGGAATATTACCACTTCTTGCAATCTCATGGTCATCGGCGTTACAAGACTTAATCTCATAGATCACCCCTTCCTCATCAATTCCGTCTAAGGAGGCAATAGCCCACTCAAGATCTTTACTTACGCAAGTCTCCGGCTCTATGCGTACGCCGTACCTAATTTGCATACGCTCCCTTACGGCTGACTCATTCTCATGACCCCACCTCATCCCAGCGTGTTGTTGTTGTTCTCCTAAGAATCCGAGCTTACGTTTCCATAGTTGTAAAGGAGTGGAGTAGGGGGATACTTCCATAATGATAGGAAGGTCGCTAGCCCCGATCTTGTCTTTTCTCCATTCAAGCCATTCGGGTGTATTTTGTTCGGGTAATGACATATTATTCTCCTTTATGTTCAATTTGTTTTTGTATTGCACTTTCCACGTCTATTAGCGAAGAGAAATTGTAATAGCTTACAAGGCCAAGATTCTCTAAGTTTGTCAATTCCTCGGACAATGAGCTTTTGATGTAATTGTCTTCCGGCGTGATGACTGTGTTTTCGATGGCGAATATGGTTATTAGCCTTTTCACCATGCCAATAAGCACTGATTTCTCGATCGTGCAGATTTCTACTTCTACCTTCATGGCATTCCTTGATTTTTACTGTTAATGAGTTGTACGATATTTCCGTACGGTTTGGGATATGTTCTCCGTTCTTGTCCAGCAAGTACCAGTCGCCCGGCATAAGAACGATCGGAACAGTCCCAACCATCACAATTTCCCTAAAAGCCCCTACATTACGCAGTAGGAGCAGGCAATTGCTTTTGAGCTGTGTTTTCATTGGTTCCCTTCCTTTTTGCTACATAGTTTCGGCACGCTTCAAGCTGACTTTCCTTGATCTCATAGACAGTATTGACCTTGCATAGATTCAATATGGCTTTACGGATGTCATCTCGTCCGTTAATCCATGCGTCTATCTCCTTAGCCTTTTCCTCTGGAATGCGAGGCTCTTCGACCTTTTGGGGTAATGGGGGTTGATTTTTCGAATCGGCTTGATCCATTTCATCCTCGCTATAAAGACCGCTTAGATCAGCCGGGAAAGCCCTACGTAATGCACGAGCCTCGGCGCACTTCTCAATCATGACGTGTGGCATCTTGCGCCATAGACCTTGATTGGGGTTGTACTCACTAAGGAAAGCCGTAGCACTGATATTGTGCCAAGTTCCGTCAGGTGTAAGTTTCTTAACGTAGACCTTCGCACCCACTAGACGATTCTTATCATCATAGAGAAACTCGGTATCATTACCCGGAGCATATTTCCCGGTACGCTCGGCAACAAGACGGAATCCATCAATACCGGTTTGGATGCACATTTTACCACCTCTTTTGATCGCATATATTTGCCTGGCAAATGGATCAAGTCTTACTCTATGGCAAATGTGTGAGAAGATCATGAGTTCATCTTCATTGAGATCAGGGGCAATCGTACGCTTTACGATCTCATATTGAGCCTGTGTCCATTGAGACTTGGGTTGAGTGGTCAAGTCTAGGGTGTTATCTTCGTAGGCTACAACTTCTTGTGTTTGGTGTGACATATACAAATCCTCTTGTGTTTACTTGATTAGGGTTTCAGTTTACATAAAGTCTCGCCAGCTCATGCCAAGCGACTCTAAAGATAGGGGTTCATCATGCTCATCTTCATGATCTTCGTCATCCATGTAATCGGATGGGTCTAGCTCATCATCACGGTAGTCATCGGGTTCGATACCGTGTATTGAATCTAATTCGGTGCTACTCCACTGGCTCCAATATGCGTTTGACATTTGTGTCTCCTTGTTGCATTTTGTACCTATAAGGTAACATGGGTAGACATTTATAGCAATAGAAAAAGTTACCCGATAGGTAAAAAAGATCAGATACCTCAGAAAGAATACTGGAAAATCTATTACCGATCAGGTAAAGTAAGGCAATTATCCGGAGGATCGCCACATGTTATTAAAAGACTATATTAAATCGAACGGAATCAGAATCAAAGATTTCGCCGATTCATTAGGAACGAGCTATAACTATGCTACTCAAGTTATCAATGGTCATAAAAGAGTAGGCGTAGAATGGGCTAAGAAAATAGAGAGAGTCACCGGTGGTAAAGTATCCCGAATGGAAGCTTTATACCCGGAAGACTTTGTCGAACACTCAGAGATGGGGGATCAAATGAGACTTTCCAATTGTCCAAAGGTGGACTTATAAAGGAAAGGGTTCTATAGTCATTTGATTCGGAGGGCAAAAGCCCCCCATTCGCAGAATGGGAGAAACCCTGTAGTTTGGCGACTCGGCGGTTTCTCTCGGTAACGGCCATAAGGCCAAGCGACGGTGAGCGTTACTCACCATGTTGAATATCATAACCCTTTACCAAGGATACGATAATGTCAGATTATCAACTTGAAGGAGCAGATAACCTATGAACACAGAATACCATAACACGCCAAAAGAAACAATTCAAGAGAAGCATACTCGGCTTTTTGTTCGAGATGCTAGCGTCCCCATTTTGCCAAGAGACTTTGGACTCGATGTTTACGGGATGTATGAAAGCTTATGCGCAAAACAACTCTACACAAGAAAAGAGCTATACTACACATGTAAAGAATCCAAAGAGGAAATAGATAGAATACTCGACATTCTTATCGAAGCCGGTTTCGTTGTAGAGGTGGAGGTGAGACAATGAACGAGTTACCTATGTCTCAAGCAGAAAATCACGCATTTAATACCGTATTCGCCGCAATGTATGGCGTCCATGAAGCCATCATCATAGCCCACTTTCAATCTTGGATTAATCACAACAAGAGGCTCGGAAGGAATTTCAAGGACGGTCGCACTTGGTGCTATCAGACCCGAAAGGAGATAGCGGCTTGGTTTCCTTATTTTAGTGAAAAACAGGTAAGAAAAATAACCGACAAGTTAGAAAAACTAGGAGTATTGAAAAAGGGTAATTACAACAAGTGCGGATTCGACAAAACGATTTGGTATGCCTTTGAAAATGAAGAAATTTTTACGACTGCCCATTTGGGCAATGGAGGTGACCAAACGGGCAATGGAGGTGACCAAACGGGCAAACCAATACCATATCCTAAAACATCTCCTAAACCATCTTCTAAAAAGCATATATGCCCTGACGGGGGAGATGCTCTTTCTAAAATGAATGAAATGGGATATGTCGAATACCTCCCGCCAATGAGAGGTAAGCTTAAGAACGATTATACCGACCTTAATGCCGATCAGAAACGAGCTTTCAGCCTCTTGGTGAGCGTTCCACCTGTTAGCGAGGATGACCAGAGGGTTAACCCAGTAACAGCCGTAAACGTGGTTAGAAACTACTCTATAGATGCTATACGAAAAGCTATCTTGTTCTATCAGCAGAAACTTGAGGAAGGCTTACACCCCAAGAACACGGGAGCCTTGATCCTTGATTTCCTTGGTAAGCGTCTTGAGCCATTACCTCCGCAAGCCTCGACAAACAAGAGCTTTTGGGAGAAGCATAAGCACCATTACCCGCCGGGTAGCTATGAAGAGCATCAACGTTGTATAGTCGTCAAAAGAATAGATCGGGAGCTATCATTTGCCATGAGCCATGACGTTTTTGTGGAGCAATTTAAACGCAACTTGGAGATGTACAAAGACCAATGAAACTAAAACATAAATATGGTGCGAAAAAATGTGAGAGAGATGAAATAAAATTTCCTAGCAAGTTAGAGCGTGCGTGCTATGACAGACTAAATCTTCTCAAGAAAATAGGAGATATACTTTTTTTTATAAGACAGGTTCCTTTTGATATTCCGGGAGCTAGAAAGCATGTAGTTGACTATTGTATTTTTACCAAAGAAAATGTATTATTTATTGAATCCAAAGGCAAAGATTTGCCAATGGGAAAACTGAAAAGAGAACAGGTAGAAGCTCTTTTTCCAATAAAGATACATACGGTAAGAAAGGCAAGTGAAATAGATGAAGTGGTACGATCTCACGGGTAAAAAATTCGGTAAACTTAAAGTATTAGAATGGGCTTACAGTCAAAAAGTAAAAGGGGGAACAAAAAAATATTGGAAATGTGTTTGTGATTGTGGAAATACAACTAACGTTATAACAGCATCACTTGTTAGAGGAAAAACCAAAAGTTGCGGATGTTTGAGAAGATGTGAAAGTGTTAAGCGAAAAGGTAAAAAACATCAAAACTGGAAAGGTGGATGGCATATTACCGAGCAGGGATATATAAGAGTTTTATGTCCAGATCACCCAAATGCACAAAAAAGTGGGTATATTCAACAGCATATTTTAGTCATGTCTGAACATTTAAAAAGACCTTTAAAGACTTACGAGCAAGTACACCATATAAACGGAAATAAAGCAGACAATAGAATTGAAAATCTGGAATTGTGGGTAAGATCACAACCCTGTGGCACAAGACTTTACGATAAAATTGAATGGTGTACAAATTTCCTTAAAGAGTATGCACCCGAAAGACTTGCAAAACCCTTTCTATAAATATAGGTTTTATAGTAAAAAGATGTTATAACAAGAGGTATATCATGCCGTTTGAGTCAGAAGCACAACGCCGTTTCATGTATACGGTTAGTCCATCCTTAGCGAAAGAGTTCGAAAAAAAAACTCCGAAAGGAAAAAAGTTGCCAGACAAAAAGAAACAAAGCAATCCTAAGAAGAGGACTAAGAAAAAGTGAGATGTGTGATGCAGGCAGATATAAAGCTAAAGAAGTCTATCACGGTGCATTTGTCCCAGATAGACCTAATGAACCTTAAACAGGGCATCCCGATTAAAGCCGGGGTGAAGGCTCTTAACCAAGAGCTTGAAATCCCATATGAAATAACGGTGAGCGTGGATGGCGAAGAAAAAAACTATACTTCCGAGTGACGTGCAAAACTTTGCAACGCTTCTAACACGGTGGTCAAGATGCGAGACATCGTTCTTTTTACGCCAATTCTGGCGATCTTTCGGGATGACCGAAATGCAGTTTTACAAGAGGTTATGGAAAGCAAAGGAGCAAATTATTGACTTTGACTTCCCGGAGATCAAAAAGAACCTTCGGCGTAACCGCTTCATGAGAAACCAATCAAGATTAGAAGGGGGAAACCGTGCCGAAAAAATCAGTGTCAATTTCCAAGGGGAAGAAAGTTACCCCCAAAAAAGCATCTCAAATGCGAAAGAAAGCCGGAGGGTCTAACGTTGGGGAGTATAAGAAAGTTCCTCAAAAAGATATGGCTGGGAAAAAAGGCGGGGCGCCGGCGGGGTCTTATCCAATTAACACCGAGAAGCGGGCTAAAAGTGCGCTCAAGCTCGCTCACAATTCTCCAAATCCCTCTGGAATCAAACGAGCTGTTTACGCCAAGTATCCAAACCTTAGAAAAAAAGCTAACGGAGACAAGAAAAAGTGAATTGCGGACTTTTAACCCTCGTTTTCATTGTACTCCTAATCATTAAGCTGACCGGTGCATCGGCTTTATCATGGTGGGCGGTATTTGCTCCATTGCTCATTGGGTTGGCAATGGGTGTGCTAATACTACTCATCCTATTTGTTATCGCAGTAGTGGCAATTATAGCGGAGGCAAGTAAGTAGATGGCAATAGCTCTAGTTAGAATAGGTCAACGGGTCGTGAAGTTTGATGACTTTGTTTCGGCCTGTATCATGAGACACGAGTCACACGATGATAGAGATTGGTTTATTCAAGTAGAGTGCAAAAACCACGTCAAAGTCCCGGCCTTTTTCGGCTCTCATCTCGAATGTAGTGCCATACTTGACCGACTAGATCTAATCGTTTCAGAAGAACCCCTTTACCAATCCAGTGAGGAAACATGAAGGATAAAGCAAAAATGGTGAAAAAGCATCTCAAAGGCGACATTAAGATGTTTAAAGAAGAAGCCAAAGAAGATAAAGAGCTAATAAAAAAGCTCGGGAAAAAAACCAAAAAGAAAGTCAGTAAAAAAAAGTGAGCAGTTTAACCACGGTAACACCAATGCCTAAAGGTCTCGAAGAGTGGCTCGTTAAGAGTTGGTGGGAATGGATAACAGAAGGACATTAAAATGAAAAGTTTAGTTTTAGCAACAACATTAGCACTACTAGGCATGACAGTGCTAACCGGATGCGCCAGCCGTACACACTTGGAGTATGAAGGTGCTTTTCGCTATGGTATGGAAAAGAGCGAGTAATTTTTTTATGGGCTTTTTTACTATAAAGCACCAAGTCCGGGAGAAACTAAAGACAGTCCCGGACACAAGGGACAATGATAACCTTCTCATTGGACTATTGCTTGAAGAGTTAGAGCCTAATGATCTCGATACAATGACCGCTCGGGAGTTTGTCAATAGAATCAAAGCCGGCAACTATGGAAGCCTAGAAAGTATTAGGCGTTGTCGGCAGGCACTACAAGAGAAGTGCGAAGACCTCCGGGGCGATTTATGGAACAAACGTCACGCTATGGCTGACGAGATATCGTTACAACTGAGGTTTGAGTTTTGAATAAGAAGAAAAAGGAACCTAAAAAACTCGGTGCGCCCAAGCAGTATACGCCGGCAATGTTAAAGAAGCTCGGGGAAGAGCTAGTCGAATTTGTAAAGCATCCGGACATATACCATTTATGCGAATGGACTCGAAGTAAAGGGTATTCTTATGGTTGGTGGAAGTCGTTAAAAGACGGGAATAAAGAAATATTACAGGCTTACCATGAGCAGGCCAAGGAAATACTAGGCCATAAGATCCTTAAAAATGCCTTTGAATGTAATAACTCGTGGGCCATCCAAACCTTTATACCTAAATACCTCGGCGACGTTAAAGACCATTTAAAAGAGCAAGAGGAAGAGAAACTCGACAGGCAAAAGAGACTTGAAAAGTACAAGCACGAGATCGGACAGACAAGCCACGAGACAGCTAAAGCCAAGATCGACCAATTCGATATCAATATGGAATTGATGGAAAGGGTCATGAGGTACGAAAAACTACTAGAACAACATGGGTTATTAGATGGAAAAGGAAAAGAAGACGACTAAAGTATGGATCACTTGCAAAGTGCTTGTACCCGTAGTCAGTGAAACAGTAGAGGAGTTAATGGAAGAACTAAAAGCTCCGCTTGCTGATATGAAACAAAGATATCACGACGCTAAATTTTTGGAGTTTGAGCCGCATGTCGATGACGCTTCCGCTGAGTGATAAACAAATAAGGTCTTATCATGAGTCTAACCGCCGTATTAACATTTGGGAGGGTAGTGTTCGTAGTGGCAAGTCTTTTGTTTCTATTTTGCGTTTTATTAAGGAGTTGCGGTCAGGGCCACCCGGCCATTGCATGGTAGTCGGGCCGACAAGAGACTCTATACAACGTAACGTGGTAGCTGAGCTTTGCGGATTGCTCGGCTTCCCTATTCCTACCCCCAAAGCTACTCAAATGGTCATATTTGACCGTATAGTGTACCTAGTCGGTGCTAACGATGAGAGGGCGCAACGTCGTATTCAAGGGGCAACCCTTGCAATGGCCTACGTCGATGAGCTTGCCCTTATCCCTCACGGCTTTGTAAAGATGCTCCTATCCCGTCTATCCGTTCAGGGAGCTAGACTCTTCGGAACCACAAACCCCGACTCTCCTTTTCACTGGCTAAAAACCGAGTTCCTAGATAACCCTAACATTGACCTAGCTACATGGAAGTTTCGCATTGAGGACAACCCAAGTCTCGGACAGGACTATATCAATGCTCTCAAAAACGAATATCAAGGGCTATGGTACAAACGATTTATTGAAGGCGAGTGGGTACTAGCCGAAGGAACCGTATACGACTTCTTTAACGATGACGAACATGTCATCCCTTTTCCCTCTAAAAGAGGGCAATATTATATTTGCGGCGTGGACTATGGAACCGCCAACCCTTCCGTATTCGCTCTCATTGGATACGATCCAAACCAATACCCCAACATTTGGCTTGAACGTGAATACTATTACGATTCACGCAAGCACAATCGACAAAAGACAGATACCGAGTATGCCGAAGATCTCATCAACTTCGTTAGAGGCTACAACGTACAGGCAATCTACATTGACCCTTCGGCCGCAAGCTTTAAAGCTGAATTGTACAAACAGGGAGTCGATCAGGTGTGCGATGCCAACAATGACGTTATCAATGGTATACGATTTCAGTCTCAACTATTAGCTAATGGAACCTATAAGATATGCGGCTCTTGCAAGAACGCCATACGAGAGTATGGGACTTACGTATGGGATGTTAAAGCATCCGAGAAAGGTGAGGACAAGCCCGTTAAGGAGCATGACCACAGTCTCGACGCTCAACGCTATGCCTTGTACACGCATTTCGGTCAGGATATGGGGTCTAACCTTAAGCCCGAAGACATAGACCGTATGTACTACGAAGCAACACAAAAACAGAGCATCCCGGCCGTATTCCAGCAACCGCACGAGATG